TAAATAATAAGTGTTGGGTTGATTGCACTATATAACCCTTTACCCTAACCTAAGTAGTGGTCTGCGACGCAGTGAACTCACTCGTCCGCGCGGCCTGACGGCCGTGCTCCTCGGTTTCGTCCTTGGACCGTTTAGAGATTCGTAATTAAATAACGATCAGCGGACATCTTTTCCATATCAGGAGGTTCATTAGAGAAAACTATCACATGAGCTGGTGCTGAAAGAACCTTCATCTTCGACGTGTACTTGGGAGAAAACACCGTACGGTCCTTCAATTGCTCTAGAATCGAATACTGAAGAAACTCCATCTGAGTCTTCGGAACATTCATCAGGAAAATAGATTTCTGAATATCAATAGTGTGAGCCAAATCATCGCGTTTTCCAGGAGCAAGCATCTGTACTTTATCAGGATATTTAGTAAGCATATGACGTTGAAACCAAGATTTGCCCTTACCACCATCAGGATCAACAAAGAATTCTACGGTTCGATCATCGGGAGAGTCGTCGGTAAGATGCTCTTCCAACTCGAGTTGCCAAGGTCGGGGGTGAGGGTTAGTAACCAGATTCGGCGGTGGAGCTCGACTCTCAAGGACGTCAAGTACATGCCGATGCCGGGTGAGGACGACAGGATGTTCGAGAGCGACATCTCTAGCAGTCGGTATACGGCCATTTGTTTCGTGGAATTCGTCAGCCCACTTGAAGAAATCCTCAAGATAGTTCGTCTTAGCACTGACTGGAATTGTACCGTACTCCGTGAAGGTGCCATCCTTCTTACAATATGCGGCGGCTTGTTCGGAAGTAGCTCGAGTACCCTCGACATGAGCTCGTTCAGAGATAAGAGCTTTAACGACAGAGAAAGTCTTTCGGCGAGAGAAAGAGATGAATCCTTGAAGGTGTGGAGTCCCAGAATCGCCGACTTCTCGGCCGACGACAAGATACGTGATGTGGTTATCGGAGTTATTGTAGAGAGATTCAATACGGGTGACATCTTCGGGAGTGTAGTTGTTAAGCGTGAAACAGAAACGACGGGCTTGAGCGGCAGGCATGATGAGAGCTTTTTTGTGAGGTAGTCGGTAGACGAGGAGGACTGGGTAATACTAAAGCCAGTCCTCCTAAATTTTTCGCACGCGTAGAATTTCTACGTGGGTGAAGCCGCGTGACTCACAATTGTGATGAAACATAATTTCGTACGACCGGTTGTGAAGTTCATCGAAGACGACCTTGTTGCGTCAGGTATAGGTGGCGCCACAGGACCAGCTAGATTCTTCGCAGCTAGAGGCGCCGGACTTTTAGGAGACGGTGTAAATAAAACCTTCGGATCAGGAGACACACGCACTTGGAGTGCCTGGGACAACATGTTCTATACAAGAAGTGGCGCCAAGCGCCTTAAACGAACCATGGTTAAAAGACGTGGGCGGCCCATGTATCGCCGACGCCGGACTATGCTCACTCGACGTCGAACATACAGGCGCAAGAGTGCCTGGGGTACGCGTGTACGAAGGGCGGCATTACGAATGTCAGAGTCGAAACGCCATCAGACTACTACGACCGAAGAGCTAATTGATGACCAACAGCTAGACACGACCGCAATCTGTCGAGTCCCGGATTTGAATCAAGGTGCATCCGCTGAAGAAGGTTTGAGATCCAAGATTCATCGTAACGGACAGACCATTATTACAACAGGTATTGCGTCATGGGTTCATCTACGCAATGTGACTCAACAACCAATGAAAGTGGATCTGATCTGGTTCTACAAGAAAAGGGACGTTTCAAACGTTCAATCTATATACAAGGAAACACAGTTCGAGAATGTCACAGCCGTCGGTGACCCTACGAGTTACTTCGGGCGTATGATCCAGACTATCGGAAATATGAACACAGTTGTTCTCAAAAGAATGACAGTTACCTTAACAGAAACCGCAGAAACCATGGGCACGGACTGTAAAATGCTCCGTGTATGGATTCCATTTAAAAAAGTGATGAAATTCAATTATACACTGGAAGGGGGTGTAAATCAGGATTACGATGTCCATTTTGGTGTAATCCCTCACAATCGTGAAGGTGTACCCTTCTCGACAGGTAGTGGAGATGGTACGGAAAATGTTTTGCGAGCACAACATCGACATGTATGTTATTTTAGAGACCCGTAAATAATAAGTGTTGGGTTGATTGCACTATATAACCCTTTACCCTAACCTAAGTAGTGGTCTGCGACGCAGTGAACTCACTCGTCCGCGCGGCCTGACGGCCGTGCTCCTCGGTTTCGTC